CACTTTCTTTCCAAAAATCTTCATCACCATTCGCGGTTGATGCAAAATTGCGGGTCTTAACCCATTCATCATAACAACTTTTATGATAGTATGATTGTTTACCAATTACTACGAAAGGTTCTTGCTCTGTATCAAACTTAACCTTACAAATTCTACATTGAATAATATGAGCCATATTTAACCTTCTTTCTCTATTTTCCTATTTATATTATACCAAAAATTTGAAAAAAAGTCAAATTCAAAATAGAGGAGTACAGATAATTCCATACTCCTCCATGCTTTATGACAAGTCGAGATTTACATCTCGTTTAATTATTTAGACTGCTCCTTGAGCAATTCTTTCATGTCCTCTACACACAGTGCAAGTAAATCTACCTGATCTTCTGTGAACTCTGAGAGCTTCATTCTCTTGGACATGACCATTTCGACTTTCTTCATAATGGTATTGGCCATCTCTTCACTCGCGTTTTCTCCTGTACCAACGAGTTTTATCCAAAGATCCTGTGCTTCCGCGCGAACCTTATTAAAGTCGAGTTTCTCTTCAATAGCGTTAATTTCGCCTTTATCTACTACTGTTACACCATCAAGTTGTTCACTCTTGGTAATGGCTTCACTAATAGCATCAACCAATTCCTTATATCCAAAAGGAATCTTGGGTTCGAGATACTTAAAGCGGCTTCCCGCGAATAGAGTAGGAGTTTCTCTTGTGTACAAGTATCTCTTAAATACCTTATTTTCGTCGTACTCGCCGCCGATATAGCCGATAATGTCTACCAGGCCATTACAAATCTCTGCGGCACGCTTAGGTAATTCAGGGAAAATGATTTCGATTTCACTACCTTCTGCGGTCTTCTCTGTGCGCGCGGCACTATGTGCAATCAACACAAGACCATATCCAAGCATTGTGATCTTACGGAGCGCGCCTTCAAATTCCTTCTTACAAGCGGAATATCCTCCACCCCACGGAATATCACCAATCTTCTGAACACCATTCTGTGCGCAGATATACTGTTCACAGTAGTCCCACGCAATAGAAATAGTATCAATAATAATGGTTTCATACATCTTCTGCGCTTCTGGCTTTTCCAACTGGCGCAAGACCATTTTGAAATCCGACCACTTAGTTACGTCCGCTGGGCGCACGCCACCAATTGCGTTATAACCGCGCTCAAAAGCAACAAGCAACGAACTCGGGAATGAGACCGCCGCAGTTGTCTTACCTGACTTGGGCTTTCCATACAAAAGTACGTACTTGCCCCTCAGGTCTTTGGAGATAACGCTAGGCTGGATATTTAAAATATCTATCATAGCTACCTACCTCCTATATATTAGAAGCCAAGAGTCTGTGCAGAAGTTACAGGAGCGGGAGCCTGCTTAGCAGTAGACTTCTTACCGCTTTTCAAATCTTCGAGCTTCTGAGTACGAAGAGCCATACCAGCCGCAATATCGTTGTACTCGTATGCGAACTCACCTTCAAGTGGCTCTGGAGTACCACCAGTGATAACAAGTTCACTTACATTAATAGTACGAACCTTGCGCTGTGCTTCACCAAATCCAAGCTCTTCCAAAACTTCTTCAGTACGAGAACTGAAGTTGAGACGACCACTTGCCTTAAAGCACTTGCCCGCGGTCCAATACTGTTCGATTGCATCGATAACATTCGGGTTAGTTACTACGAAAGGAACTACATCAACATTCATAGCACTTGCATTTTCCGGTGTCCACTGAGGAACGATAATTTCAACATTAAGACGTGCCGGATCAAGCTCAACACCATCTTTGTCTACTGCGCGAAGGATCTTAGATACCATACCCTCAATAGTGAAGGTTGCGCATGGCTTAAACTCACCAATTGCCTTAGATACGAAGCTAGCAGATACACGAGTCTGAGATACGATGTTGTTGTTCTGACCAACGAACTCGTTCATCTTAATCTTCGCACCATTGATGCGAATCTTATCTGCCTGTTCCTTATTACCACAAGCTGCGATAGATACGAACTCATTCTTTACCTTTTCGATTGACTCGTAAGACTTATTCGGTGCGCCCGCCTTAGTGAGCTTGTTTGAATACATATATACAGGAACTTCGAGAACATTAGCCTCTCCATTAATTTCCTGTTCAACAAGAACCTTAATGGAACCGCCGATGTAATCAACGTTCTTTCCATCTACTTTGCTTACATATGAACCATAGTTAAGATCAATCTCTGAGAGGATTCCTTCAATCTTTACAAAATTGTTTGCTTCTCTAAATGCCATTTTAATTTTCTCCTTTTTACTTTGTTTGTTTACTTAGATTGACAGATTAAAGGAGGGATTCGGGATAGCGCCGAATCCCTCCAAATAATATATCAATTAGGAATTAGTCTTCAGAAGGAACGTAGTTGATACCAGCCTCAGTAAGAGTAACGATAGTGATCTTCTTACCATCTTCTGTCTTTCCGCCGTCCTCACGAACTGCAAACTCTTTCTTTACAAGAGAGTTAACGCAACCTGTTACAGCGGCGATCTTCTCAAGACCGAGACCTTCCTGAATCTCAGCGGTTGTGCAAGAGTTGCCCTTTGACTTAATGAAATCGTAAACTGCCTGTGTCTTTTCTGTAAGTTTCATAATGTTTTCTCCTTTTATCCGCAATTTTCATTTTATTTTATTAATTTTTTTTGATGTTTTTGAGTTGTGCGGCCAACCCTTTGAAAGCCTTTCCTTAACTTTCTATATATATATTATATCAGATTTTCAACTAATCGTCAAATTTCGGGCATTAACTTCAAATTTCAAAGACAACTAAGTCGCATAACTCGCGCGCTATCCGGAAGTTTAAGGGATTTAACCCCTTGTGTCCCACGAGATAGACTCGGAATGTCCTGAAGTTTTAACCTTATTTGAGAAGTAGTTGATACTACTAATATATCGTTAGTATTTGAGATAGGTAAGAAGTCGCATAGCTTGGATGTGTTTTGAATCTTTACACCCTTTGTTGCGCGGCCTGTCACGCGGAACTCGGACAGATCGGTACGCTTAATATACCCATCTTCAGAAATTGAGATTAGCTCTTTATCGTCAGTTTTGATGACACGCGCGCCAACTACGCAATCACCGTCGTTCAGCTTCATACCTTGAACACCGCGCGCGACACGACCAATAGAACTAATATCCTTTGTTTCGATTATAATAAACTGGCCAAGAGCAGATGCGATACCAATACGATCTGAGTTGGTGAACAAAACAGATACGATTTGATCGTCTGCATCTAATTTGAGTGCGGCGGCTCCAATATTTCTCTTCATATTATACTCACTAAGTTTGGATTTCTTGATGATACCTTTCTTTGTGATGAAGATAATATTTCCATCCTGGTTCTCTTTTGCACACAAGGCGGCCGCTACAAGATTTTCTTCAACGCCAAAGTTTACAAGTGAAGAAAGATATTGCTTTTCATCAACACCAAATTCACCCATACTCTTATGGTAGAAGTTTCCTTTATTTGTAAAGAAAAGAATTTCAGAAGTATTCTTTCCTACGATATTATCGATTATGTATTCACCCTTTTCGAGTTTGAACTTTGTGCCTGTTCCGTTACGACGCTGAGCGTATAGTGTACTTGTCTCGCTAACGTACACCGCGGCCAGATTAGTGAAAGAGAGTGAGAGCTGTTTTTCTTCGATAGGTTGATTATCAGATCCTTCTGCCAGGTGGACAATCTTTGTCCGGCGAGCATCTCCGTAAACTTTAATAACTTCTCTCCATCCATTTTTGAGTTGTTCATTAAACAATTTCTCATCATTAAGAATTTTACGAACTCCTTTTGCTTCTTTGAGAAGATTCTCTCTTTCAGCCTCTAACTTTTTTATTTCCAAATGAGCCAAACGGCTTAATTTCATATCAAGTACGGCTTTTGCCTGTGCCTCATCCAATAAAAACTTCTTGATTAATTCCGATGAGGCGGCCGCCGTAGAAGCAGAACCCTTAATGGTGGCTACTACTTCTTCAATTCGCGCGAGACAGATCAAAAGTCCATCAATTACATGAATACGATTTTCAATCTTTCTTAAATCAAATTCAAAACCACGACGATATACAATCTTTTCATGATCGATATGCGCCTGAAGCATTTCTTTCCATGTAAATACCTTTGGAAATCTACCCATTTCAAGCATAGTGAAGTTAATTCCAAAATGTGACTGAAGCGAAGTATTCTTATACAAATACTTCAATACTTTATCTGGATTTGCTTTTTTAGTAAGATAGATTTTTATAAGAGGTGTTTTACCTGTTAAGTCGTTATAACGCTCAACACCAGGGTTATCCTCACCTTCAATAATTGCATCCAACTCTTTACGAATTGTTTCGGTGTATACACCGTATGGAATCTCTGTTACAACAAAGCATCGATCTTTTAAATCAAATTCTACTACACTTCTTAGCTTACAAGCAGAACCGCGACCATTTTTCATGGACTCTTTTACTTCATTCTCATTATAAAGAATGGCTCCAGTTGCAAAGTCAGGCGCGCAATAGATCTCTTCAAATGAACAATCAGGATGATCGATAAGATAGATCAATGCATTATTTACATCTTTTAGGTTGTATTGTGGAACGGAAGAGGCCATACCAAAACCAATACCAGAAGTACCGTTTACAATATTATAAAAACCCTTTGTAGGCAAAACCGCAGGATACTGAAGGGTATCAGAGAAATTATCTCTCCATTCCGTGATTGTTTCTTTTTTAATATCTTCAAAAAGGCAATTAGAAACTTTTGACAAACGTGACTTTGTATAACGATATGCAGCCCAGTCTCCTGAATGTTTCAGAGAACCGCCATTACCACTTACTTCAACGAGCGGATAACGCATAGAAAACGGCTGACCTGAACGCATAATAATCGCGAGACAAGACGTATCACCGTGAACGTAGAAATATTTCAACGCATCACCAAGACTTGCCGCGGTTGATTGAAATGGTTTGTCAGCCGTATATTTACCCATATCCATACAATACAAAATCTGGCGGGTGGAAGGCTTGAGACCATCACGCACGTCAACAAGTGCACGACTCTGAAGGACAGCACCGCCATATTGAATTGCAGATTCTTCGATTGTTTTTTTGAGTTGAGTCATTCAACTTCTCCTCTTTTTCATTTTCTTTTTAATAGTATAACAAAGTTTTTTCAGTTTTTCAAATTTTAACAGGTTATATCCGTTTTATATTCTGGTGGCGTAGTTTTTGTAGTATTAATGTCATGATACCAAGGTGTTACTGGACTCCAAGGTTCTGTTGGAAGTTGTGGCGGAATAAAAACTGGATCGGATTTTAGTGCCACAATCGCTTTAACCGCAGTTTCAATTACTTCATCTTTTGATTGAGAAAAGCAACATTGGAGTATTGCTCTTACATTATCTTCATATTTCATTTTTCCCTCTCTAATCTTTCTTTTTCTGATTTTCTTAAATAATGTGAAGATTTTATTAAATCTATACAATTTCCACATTCTTCAGCACATAGACGACACAAATCATACTGCTTTTCTGTTACATTTTTTGTAATAAAATCAGTAGATGGTAATGTAAGTCTACGCGCTAACTGAATTTCTTGTCCACAGAAATCACAAAAATGTTTTTCCATTATTCCCTTACCTCCGAGAAATCAATATTTTCCATTACAAATTTAGCTCTAGGTTCTACATCTTCACCCATAATATCATAAAGCAAATCAATCGCATCCTCACTCCATTCCAACTGATCCATTCTTTGGAATTGTGG